GAGACAAGTACGACAACGGTCAGTAGTAACAATTGAGTTTTTTGTTTGTTCTTCATATACTATAGTTAAGGAAAATGTTTTACATTGATATATGAAGGATATAAACATTTTTGAGAATTTCCTCAATGACGAGGAGCTAGAAGAGGCTCGACAATTCATTGGTGATAAATTGGTACTGAACCCTGGTATTCGTAAAAAATATTTACAATTAGGTATAATAGATTGGCATTTTGTACCCCGAGATAACTGTTGTAAAAAAATTCTATGTCATGTTCCACGGGATGAGGTTGTTGGAATGGAATTTACTATGCCTTCTGCAAAAAAATTCATTTTGAAAATTAAAAACAGAATAGATAAATGGACTTCCCTAAATTTTAAATTAGAACGAGTTTATTTAAATCGTCAAGTACTTGGTCAAGACGTGCCATTACACCAAGATGATAGTAAACCAAATGTCTATACACTTTTAATCTATATAGGTGATATTACACCCGAAAACTATGATAAAGCTGGTGGAGACTTAGAATTGAAAACTAAAGAAAATATAAGAATTGAGCCGTTTACAAAAAGAGCTGTACTATTCAAGGGGTATATACCACACCATGCTTATGCACCTTTAGTCCCAGGTTTAACTCGTATTTCAATGGCATTCAAATTTATAGATACATCAAATGAACTTCCATTTATTGTAAATTATAGTTAAGGAAAATCTTTCACATAAAGACATGAAGGTGTTGGCGATAGACATCGGGTTTCATAATATGGGTCTCGTTTTAGCCGAGTCTTTATCGGGTCCAAAAATTACGGTAGAGTTCCTAAAGAAGGTAAGTTTGGAAGATTATAAATATATAAAGTCAAATGATTTTGTAGACACTATTCCTTTATTTGTAGAAGATCACCAAAGTATTTTCGATTCAGCTGATAAAATACTTATAGAACGACAACCACCTGGTGGCTTTCAAAATATCGAGATTTTATTACATTACATGTTCAAAGAGAAGGTTCTACTAGTTTCACCTGTGAGCATGCATGTGCATTTTGGGATGCGACATTTAGATTATGAAGAACGTAAGGAAAGAACAGTAGCCATAGCAGAAAAATACATAGAAGGTGGAATTCCTTATGAGAGGAAACACGATATAGCTGATGCGTTGTGTATGATTGTATTTGATAATTTTAGGTCTTGTGTTCATTTTTTTGACAAGTTCAAATATATTGGTGACCTATAGTAGATGCCAACAGCAAAGCAACTTCAGAACGCCAAGACAAAATTGAAGAAGACTAACAAACCTACAGGGAATAAACCTACTATACCTACAGCCGCTCTTCTTCGTCTTATCGCCGCTGACCCAAGGATTCAACGGAATCGTCAATTCATGAAACAAGTTCAGGAACTTACGAGGAGGAAGTAAGATTACTTTGTTTTACGTTTAAGGGTTTCTTGTATTTCATCAAAGAATGTATCAAAAACCCCCAACCTGTACTGTGTAAATGCCCAAAGAGCAAAAAACATAGTCTTTGTCATTTTATTTACATCATTCTCCTCCATTTTGTAAATAGGACCAACCAGGCGCCCCATGAAGGTTTCATCTTTAGACTTACCTGTCAATGCAACCTCCGCTTGGGTTAATGCACATGTGTCATCATTCACTGACCAATGATAAAATATAAATGGAATGACCATCGAGTAAAACTCAAGGTTTCTACGATTATTTGTAAAAGGTACAATCAAAATCATTAGTATAAAAATAGTATGTAATGCAAAAATTATATTCATTTACTATATATAATGGTAAAAGATAAAATTATATGGAACGACCAGCACGAAATCATATTAAGACAATGGGGTGAAACCTGTGCCTGCTACAGGTTCATGCACCATCGTGCTTTCTTACTCTATAAAGAATTGAGTATGAAGTTCACTTTACCTGTAATTGTTCTTTCAACTATTACAGGCACTGCAAATTTTGCACAAACGACTTTGCCTCTCAGTATTCAACCGATGGCGCCGTCTATCATAGGTGGTTTAAACCTGATTGCGGGTCTCATCGCCACGATTTCAAATTTCTTAAAGATTAACGAATTGATGGAAAATCATAGAACTGCTGCGTTATCACATGGTCTCTTATCTAGAAATATTCGATTAATGTTAGCTATACCACGAGATGAGCGTAAAATTCATGGTCTGAAGTTTGTAGAAGACTGTAAGACTGAATATGATAGACTACTTGAACAGTCTCCCTCAATTCCTAAAAAAATTATGACAAACTTTGACCAAGAATACCCTCTAGATAATGTATTTACAAAACCAGAGATTCTTAATGTGCGTTCAATCCCACTTTTGAAAGTTCCAAAAACTATTGAACCCATAGAAGCTATAACTAAAAATACACCCCTAGAACGTGTGGGTAAATTCCTCGCCAAAACAAAACCCGAACCCGAACCAGAGGACGATGAAATTAGTCAAGTGGAAGAGGAAGATGAAGAGGAAGAAGACTCAGACGTCGAGCAAGGTACACCAAAAGAATAAACATGACCACATTGGTAAGAACTCCACATGCAACGTATGGTAAAATTTTCCTTTTTAAAGGTTCTACGATACGTTTATGTAGTGCGTCATTTTCCAGCACTAAATCTATGGCCTGATTAGTAATATCATCAATGGATTCTTTCATTAAAATAATACCACAAAAAAAAGTGGAAGTAAAAACCGTAGTGACCATTCACACCAAACAAATTGAACTTATTCGACGATACATTCGCGAAAGAAAGAATGTATTCATATGTGGGGGTTCTGGTGTTGGTAAATCATATGTTCTCAATGAAGTTTTGGAAGGTTTAAATAATGTTGAGTTACGAACTGAACATCTGAAAAGTAAATCACTCTTTTTACCGTTTATTAAACCTTCATCCAAACATGTGTTTATTGAAGACTATGAACCAACCTTCAAACCAATTATAGAACAGGTTTCTGATGGTGATCGATTGAGTCGTGGTTCACTATTAGTAACGTGTACAAACATGTGCATGTATCCAAATTTTGAAACTGTTTTTATTCCGAAACATAAACCTAGTGTATTACTCACACTCGTTGAAGATAAAAACCCTAAAGCAGAAAATGCAGCGTATAGGTGTAATGGTAATATTCGAAACTTTTTCACCTATCTTGATGGGTATGATGAAATGGATGTTTTCCAAACACCGAAAGAATTCATAGCTGATGTATTATCAGATCAGAAACCTATACCAATTTACGATAGTATACACGAACACGGACACATGTGGGATGTTTTCCAAGAGAATTATATAAATTCTGAAGGGGTTGACATTACGACTATATGTGAATCATTTTCTACGGCTGATTACTACGACAATTATATATATAAATCAGGGAATTGGAACCTCATGCCTTATTTCGTCTTACATGCACTCACAATACCAAAGAAGTGTCTAGGTGAACCACTCGAAAAGGATAAAATTAGACCAGGGAGTTGTTGGACTAAACTGGGGAACTATAAAATGAGAAAAGGAAAATTTGAGGAACTTAAGAAAAAATCAAGAATGGGGTTAGGTGTAGAGGAATTATGTCTTTTAAAGAAGTATGCAGAAAAAGGAGACCTAAGTAAACTAGTGGAATATAAAATCTCACCTCAAGACTTCGACGTCATCAACCATTTGGCTGTTGGAAGTGGCTTAAAATCAAGAGACGTAACTAAAATCAAGAAAGCCTTGAAGAATGAGTACGAAGGAAGAAGAAGTTCCAGCCACTGAAGAATACGTCAAAACTATCGGGAATGAAATTCTCTTCTATGCCGATGTTGATCGCGAAAACACTCTTGACTTCGTTGATAAATTTAAAAAATTGGAGATTGAACTTCTTAAAAAAAAAGCTGAACTCGTTGGGTACGAACCATCCATCCGAGTCCATATCATGAGTGAAGGTGGTTGTATATTTGCTGGTATGAACATGATGAACGTTCTCGAAACTTCACGAGTGAAGGTTATCACCATCGCCCAAGGTTCTTGTTGTAGTGCGGCTACATTTATGCTACTTGGTGGGGCTGAAAGACGTATGGGTAAGAATGCATACATTCTCATTCATCAGATTTCTACAGAGATGTGGGGCAATTTCCAAGAACTTAAGCATGAGCTGAAATCAACAGATAAGTTTATGCA